CCCCACAAACTTCTTTCGAAATTGAAGAGTTCTATTGTGTGCGTGTATTAATTATAGCCGTGTTGTCGTTTTTATCAATAAGAATACAAGATCGTTTTAAATTTTTAGCCGCCTTTCCTGCTGTCCCCGATCCACACATGGGATCGAGAATCATGTCCCCTTCATCCGTGGATATCGAGATGATTCGCTCGAGGAGTTTTATAGGTTTCGCGGTTGGATACGTCCGTAATTCCGAACCCTGACTGATCGAGTGAATATCATCCCATAGATCCGTACATGGTTTCCCCTCAGTCTCGTGGAGATAAATCTTCTTGTATAACTTCGCGTTCTTCGTCTTCGGTGTGTGTACTCGATCCTCACTTCGAAGACGCTCGAGTTCCTCTTGTTTGATTCGCCACCCAGATTGTGGGGTATATTCTCGGTCACCGAATTTGAACGTGTACATGTATCCCTTTTTGGTATTCTCCGTGACCAGGTGTCCCAACGAATAGTTACCCCGCGCATCTTTGTTATTGAACGAGTTCTTCACGTACATCTCATCCCTCGCTTGGTACACCAAATTGAATTTGGGATTCTTTGACGCGTTACACCTGAATATGATATCGATCGTCGCACCGAGTTTGTGTTTTACGTTATTCTTGGAGCGACACTTTTTCCAGAATATCGGTTGAACGTATTTAAACTTTTCTCGAAGAATCTGTTCGGGTATGAACATCTTTTCAGCCGAGATGTGAAAAAACAGAGACCCATCCTTCTTTAGTTTTGGGAGACACTGATCGATCACGCGTTCTATAAACGCTTTATAGTCACCCCCTTTCCACGTATCAGAAAACCCAGTGGTGTTTTCGTGGGACATCGTATAGTCTCGACCACTGTCGAACGGTGGATCGAGGTAAATCATGGCGATCGAGGCATCTTCGACGAGACTGAGTTTTTCTAAACAATCCCCTATGATGTATTCCATTACACCATGTACGCCATCAATCTTTAAACCTAAGTGACCACCTTAAAAAAATAAATACATGTCTGATCATGGAAGAGATTCGTAAGAATCATAACGAAGCGAAGAGGGTACTCATTCGGTCCGTGGCCCGAGAAGGACAGCACATCCTCGACGTGGGGTGTGGTTTCGGTGGAGATCTTCAGAAGTGGCACAAATGCGGTGTGAACATCAACATGTGCGACCCAGAACACACGGCTCTCGAAGAGGCTCGTTCACGTGCGAAGAATATGCACATTCGAGTCAATTTCTACGAGGGGGACATACACAATTGTCCACTGAGAAAGTTTGATGTCGTCTGTTTCAACTTTTCGCTTCACTATATTTTCGCATCGAGAGATTTTTTCATGAGTTCACTCAGGGAAATCAAAAAACGTGTGAAGCCAGGAACCCATCTCATAGGAATCATTCCAGATTCAGAGAAGATCATTTTCAAAACACCGTTAATAGATGCGATGGGAAACTTTTTCAAATTGAAACAACACGGTAACGGTGATTTCGGTGAAAAGTTATTCGTCCATCTGACTGACACGCCGTATTACGCGGATGGACCGAAAGCAGAACCCGTGGCGTACAAAGACCATCTCGTGACGTGTTTGGAAAACATCGGGTTTCGATTACAACTTTGGGAGGGACTCGATGGAAATCCAATCTCAGAGTTGTATAGTAAATTTATCTTTGTATACGATAGATGATAGCTTTTGTTATACTACTCGTGATTAATCTATTTATTTTTTTTCAGACGCGACAACCCCAGGAATTCGTGGAGGTCAAGGAAAAATATCAAATTCTCCGTGATCACTTGAAGTCCACGAATAACGAGAAGTTCGGTATGCTCGTACGTCCCATCCCGATCACGGGTGTGAAACGAATGAACGGGACGGTCGGGTACAACGTCAATAAGGGTGCTGACATAACGTTGTGTCTCGACGGGGACTCGAACATGATTTTCCATGTTCTCATTCACGAACTCGCACACAGTACAGTCACCGAGTTTTCGCATTCTAAGAGATTTTGGAAAAATTTTGTTGAATTGAGAGGTATCTGTGAATCCATCGGTGTCTATAGACGAATGCCCGAACGCACCAAATTTTGTGGTCAGCACATTCAGGATAAATAATAATATCTGAATACTATAAATGCAAACACCTATTACCGATCTGCTAACGGCGGTCTTTTATTGGCTGTTTTTCTTTGCCGTGACTCAAGTTCCACTTCACGTCGACAACTATTACATGAACCTCGTGTTCCTCACCGTTGTCATTCCCAACGTGGCTCGCGCCATCGTCGGTGATTTCCCTCGTCTCGCAGTCGATCGCTCTTTCTTCGCCATGTCGACCTTCATCGCTCTCATCATCGTGTTCGCGGTGAACGAATGGTGGAAGCGATCCAAGGATACGATCAAGAATTTACATAAGAGTGATCGAAAGAAGCGTCTCGAATTGACTGGCGTTCTCGCTGGTGCGTTCACCGTCGGTGCGTTAGTCGTCTATTTCAGTGGTATAGATAACTCGATCTACAACAACATGATGCAGGCTTAAGCCCTGATGATATAACCTTTCGTGACGAAGAAAATGATCGCGGCGACCACACCGGTGGTGGCGAGACCAACCATACTTCTACCCCCCTGTTCGTTAAGGAACTTGGGGATAGAGGTCGCGAGCCTGTCCTGAATGGGCTTACTGACGGCGATGGCGGTACACGCAGCCACGATGATCGCGGTGAGCTGATCATCGGTGAGGTTCATGGGGTTTTTACTCTCGGGTGCGACTTCCTTCTGTTGCATCATGAGTGGCTGTTGCGGCGCGGTGGCCATTTGGGGGTTTATCCTGGTATCATCCATCGTGGGTTGTTCCATCATGATATCATTGATGGGTGTAGAATCCATCGTGTCTTTATGTGTACTCATATTTTTTTCACCTGATTTAAACGCTGTGGAGGGCTTATCTTGTAAAGGAACCATCCCGTCGCCATCATCAAAGAGATTCATGGTGTGTACTTGATCGGTAGCCATTTATTATAATCGTATGTTTTCTTGAACCGATACGTGACGCGCCTCATTTCTTTTTCGTGATTATGAGATTTGTTTTCTTTGTCGCCTTCTTAGCATCGTCGTCCGCTTGGGTAATATGTTTGGGGTTGTACATCTTCTTGTGCATACTCCATAATTGTGGACTCCCAACTCTAAAGTTTTTTCGAACCGTCGCCTTGTACCAGAACACACAGTCCTGTATCTTGTTGGATCGGACTGTGTTGTCCAACACGAGACACTCATAGTTTTCAGTACACGCATCCATCACTTTACAGAACATGTCGAACGATGGGAAGATACCGAAGAAGGATTTATACAACTTTTCTCTGTTCTGAATAATATTTTCACGGAGGATAAACACGTAATCCACGTTCGCGCGAAGTGCTGGTGGGAGATCCATCACGTACTGCATCGTGAGCATGAAGAAGATCTTCCAATGTCGACCATTCATGAAACATTGACGGATACACGTATCTTTTAGAAACTTCGAGTCGTACATACAGTCATCCAAGAGCATGAACGCACCACAGTTTGCCCGACCTTCACCCACCAATTTTCTTTGTCGGGACATCACTCGTTCTATCGCGTCTCGATCGTAGTCGCCATAGATGAAGAGGTCAGGAATGAAATCGGAATAAAAGTGATTTCCTTCCTCTGTTCCTGAGAGTACAATCCCCGCTGGGAGATGTTTCTTGTGGAACATGATATCTTTCACGAGAGTTGACTTACCGGTGTTACGCTTACCGATGAAAACACACACCCTGTCATCCGTGATGGTCGTGGGGTTGAATTTCCTCAACTGAAGATTCATTCTACTGTAGCGCCCCGTTTTATTTAACACAATTTTACTCAATTCTTAACCTAAGTTGGCTCGGTGAGTACTATATGTACACACACGATGATGGAACAATACATCGAGACGATGACGAACATTCTTCTGCCTGTTCTCGAGCGAGGGACACTCCTCGCTGCCGAATATTCTAAAGCCTGTGGGAGGGACACACTTCTCCCAGGGGATATAGAATATGCGATGAAATACTGTGCTATGCACACAGTCGGTGTCTCGATCGGACCATTGTTTCCCGAAATATACGAGGATGAAGAGGATTCGGACGAAGAGATGGAGGTCGTACCCCCAGGAGAATGTCCTGAATTCGTGCGGTACTCAGGTGACGATGCGAACTTTCTCCAGGTAAACGATGCGTACGATCAGTGGGATGCGTGGGTGCCTCAAAACCCGACAGAAGAGATGTTAAAAAATGCTATTAATAGTAATGTACACATGGGAGCCTGAGGGTTGGAATTTTTCAGATTCGGGTGTGAAGCTACATATTTATGATGATGATGATTCCGATAGTACTAGTTCATGTAATGAAATATCAGGAGATGATCAACTTTTTGAAAAATCTCAGAAAATGAAATATAAAAAAATCGACAAGGAGGAATTATTACCAGAATAAATAATTTTCCTAGCGTATACTATATTACTCACGATGAAGGATGCTATTAAGACTGTCACTCTCGTTACCCAGGAACTCGAGACCCAATCCTTGAATGCGATTGTTGCCGGTTTCTCCTTCGCCGCTGCGATGTCTTGGATGGATGTTGTTCGTTTCATCATCAACCAGGTCATTAAGGTACCCAAGAACGGTGGCGCGCAGTACGGTCTCACCGCCGTGCTCACCACTCTTCTCTCGATCGCGGTCTACATGATTGTCTCCACGGTGTCCACCCGTGTTTCTAAGCCCGCTCAACCCGTGTACGCCATCTCCCGCTAATCAGTGGTGGTGGTAGAACCACGTTTCATGAGGAGCATTAACATGATCCCAAAGAATACGATGATACCAATATAAATATACACCTCCTGGTTATAAAGAGTCTTCTTTTCTGGACTCTTTATTATTTCAGCTTCCTTTTTGGTCACCATGACCAACGGAACTTTCGGTAACCCTTCTAATTTATCAGTCGAACACTTAATTTCAAACTTCAAAATATGCTCTAGACCTTGAACAAATGGATATGGTGTGAGAATACCGTTACTATCCAGGTATAAAAATTCGATTCTAATATCTTTGATAATCTTCTGTGGTCCCGAATGAAATCGATGTACGAACGGGTCATCGGTCCCCCTAAACGATAACATGTTTCCACCATTAAGAAGAAGATGACCCGTGTAATGTGGTGTTCCCTTCTGAGAGCTGCCCTTTGGTGTTCCCACGTATACAGATTGAGTAAGTTCGTCGGATCCACAAGATAATCTTAAAATCAATGAATTAGGGCGAGGTGTGAAATTGGTAGGGATCTGTGCAGATACAAGTCGTATTTCTTCCACCTGATATATAGGATTTTCTAAACTGATAACATAATTATTCCTATTTGGGTATGCAGTCACATCACGCTGAACGCTATCGATCGTGAGGTTATGTACCTTCATTAAAATAGAGGGATACTATTTTAATGAGTGTTTTCAACAATCTATCGTCTACATCACGCGTATAACGAATGGGCCAGGGGGTTATTCTTCAATTGTCTCGCTGCGATATCGAGTGTTCTGGAGTTGGGGTTTTCATTACCCTTGTACGGGTTGAACTGATGGAAAGTGTTGTTCTGATACTGTTGTGTCCAAGCACCGTTCGCCGCATTCACGCGACCATCGATCCGGGATGTATCACTTCTAACCGCTGTAATCTGCCCACCCTGCTTAAGGGCACTCTCACGAACGTTCATACGACCAGCGTTACCCATGCGGTTAGGTTTACCGCGACGATCTTCGGGACGGAAACCGTACTTCATGAGCTCCTCGTTCGTGCGCGCCGTCACCTGAACAGCAGCGCTGGTAGTGTACGCACCATGGAAACTGTGAATACCGGGTGTGGGTTGGTTCGCGTACTGATAGTGCTCGTCGTTACGATCCGCCTTGAATCGAGTGGGATCCTGTGCGAGCGTCTGTGCCGAGACGAAACGTTTAGCGCCACTGAACCCTAATCCATCGTTGCGTAAACCAGTCTCCGATCGGTTCGTGGTGCGCTTCGTCTTTTCGTGTTCGCTACGGGGGACGACACCGGTCATTCCCTGAGCACGACCAGCCATGGCGGGTAAGCGACTCGGAAGATACGCGGTCGTTTCGGGTTTGTTGTGTGTGAGCTCACCAACCTTCGCAGA